CAAGGCTGCCGTCGCCAACGGCGACATCGTCGACCTGGTCGCGTTCGATCCGGGGCTTGCCAGCCGATGGTTACTGCGTAGGGGCAACGCCGAATGGCTCGGCGCGTGCCCGCCGCAATACCTGGAGCCGCCGCCGGTGATGCTGCACCGCACACCGCTCGACTGGCTGCGCGCCAGTTGCGAGGGGCTCGTCTGCCTGGTGCTGAAACCGCTTGAGATCCTGCGGTTCCTGGTACGCTTCGCGACCGTCATCGTCGACGACGTCAAACATGCCGCCGAATTGCAGGCGGTGCTCGATCGTCCGTTCCTATTACCCACCATCCTTGTCCGGGAGAGCTAGCAATGATCGACGGTATCCACACTGACGGCCGGCCGGTCCGCAGCGCGTTCGCGGAGGATATCGTCGAGCTCGAACAGGCGCGTGAGGAAAAACGACGGCGCCTCGCCGAGGCCAACCCGATCAAGAGCTTTGCCGCCGGGCCGCTGCTCGCCGACATCGCCGCGATCGCGCCGCGCGAATGGCTGCTCGGAACCGTGTTCTGCCGACAGTTCGTGAGCTCGCTCATCGGCTCCGGCGGCGGCGGCAAAACCGCTATTCGCTACGCCCAGTACCTGTCGCTTGCTACCGGCCGGCCGCTTACCGGCGAACATGTCCACAAGCGCGGCCGCATCCTACTGCTGTGCTTCGAAGACGATCTGAACGAGATGCGCCGCCGGTTCGCGGCCCTCATGCTGCAGCACGGCGTTGCTGCGCACGAGATCGGCGACTGGCTGCACTTCGCGCCCATGCCGACCGATGTGACGCTGCTGCACAGCGAGCGCGGCGTGCGGGCGCCGGGCCTCTTACTGCAGGCGCTGCGGATCAAAATCGAGGAGCTGCAGCCCGACCTCGTCGCGATCGACCCATTCGCCCGGGTGCACGGGCTCGAAAGCGAGAACGACAACGCCGGGATGGCCGCTGCCCTGGGGATGCTCACCAAGCTCGCCGCCGAGTGCAACATCGCGATAGACCTCTGCCACCATGCCAATAAGGGGCCGACTGAGGCCGGCGACGCCGGCCGCAGCCGCGGCGCTTCGGCAAACATCGACGCCCAGCGCCTCGCCCGCACCCTGACCCCAATGACCTGCGAGGAGGCCGCCCGGTTCGGCGTGCCCGAAGGCGAGCGCCGCGCCTACGTGCGGATCGACGATGGCAAAGTCAACCTCGCACCGGCCGGCAAGGCCACCTGGTTTCGGCTGGTCGGCGTCAAGCTCGGCAACGGCACGGCGGATTATCCCAACGGCGACGAAGTGCAGGCCGCGGTGCGCTGGCGGCCGCCCGATATCTGGGACGGCCCGCTCGCCAGCTTCGCCGACATCTTCGACGAGATCGACGCCGGTTTTGATGGCCGGCGGTACAGCGCTAGCAACGCATCGAAAGACCGCGGCGGCTACAAGGTCGTGCAGCGGCACCTCGACCGCACCGACGCCCAGGCCCGCCAGATCATCAACAACTGGGTCCGTGACGGCGTGCTGCGGGTCGAGGAATACCTCGATCCGAAGCGCCGGGAAAAGTTGTCGGGGCTCTTCGGCAACCTCGCCAAGCGGCCGGGCTAGTGCAACTTTTAATATGCCCGAATGCGGTTATTTCATTCGTGCGCCATCGGTGCAAAAGGCTGCCCGAACGAACGCCGGTGCCCTCACTAGAAAAGCATTCGGGCAAAAGCGCCCAAATGCCTTTTTCCAAGCGTGAGTGCACCGGATCAGCACCGCGCGCGTGGGCAACCGGACTCAACCTAAGCGAGTAGCGAAATGGCCCGTGACCCAACCCATACCTGCGGCACTTGCCGGTTCCACGACGCACCCACCAAAGAATGTCGTCGCCGCGCGCCGTTCTCATTGCCGGGCATGGTTTTCGCCCTCTGCGAGGCATTGTGCAGCCGCGAGAAAGACCTCGACGCGGTGGTTAGCAGCGATGGCGATTGGCCCAGTGTCCGAGACACCGACTGGTGCGGGGAGTACCAAGCCAATGAATGAAATCCAACGCCTCCTGCGGCAGATCCACCGCGCCGCCGGGATCGACCCGGACGGACCCCGGCTCGTGCCGATGCGACAACCGCAGCGCCCCGAGGACATCCGCCGCGAACTGCGCCGCGCCAGCGACGCCGCCACCCGCGACGCCATGCTGCGCCGCGCGCTGAGGTTTACGCACAGCGAGAACTCGCCATGAGCCCCACCCCCCTCGCGCGCGCGGCGAATGTGCTTGACGCATGCAACATTCCGGGAGTACCCGCAGAGGCAGGCTGGCCGAAGCGTCAGCCATGGGACCAGGAGTCCGTGCGCGACCGGCTGCGAGAGGCCGCCTGGACTATCCAACGCCTGCCGTTGCCCCGCAATGGACGCCCCGACGTGACCCGCGTTGCCTGGCCCGATGTGGTGCACGACTGGATGGCCTACGGATGGCAAGACGCGCGTGCCCCACGCATTCCACCGACACCCGCGGAGATCACCCGATGCGACGAGGTCCTGTCCTGGCTTTTCCTCCTGACCCGGGATCAGCGTCTGGTGCTGTGGGCGAGGTCGCAGCCGCGTCCCTGGGGCTGGCGCAAGCTGGAGGCGCTCGATGAACTCGAACGACACGGCCGCGGCAGGCAAGCGGCGCAGCTCCGCCGCATCATGCACGACGGCGAACACCGCATCCTCGCCCACCTCAACGGAACCCCCGCCCGCCTGCGCGTCGACAGCGACGGCTACGCTGTCCGATAACGACCTGCTGCGACGGCTGGCCGAGATCGAAGAAATGGCCCTGGAACCCTACCCGTTCGCTGACGACGCGCAGATCGACCCACGGCTGCTCTTCGCACTGGACAATATCGCCGGCATCTGTGCTGGGGTGCGCACACACATTCACGCCAGCGGCATTGCACCGAACCATGTCGCCAGCCCAATCTGCTGGTGCAACCCCGTCCCCGACGACCAGGAACCTGACGTCTGGATACACAATTACCAACCCACGCAGCACGCCGCCCGCCAGGGCGAGGACGCCTGACGGATGCACGGTGTCGCTAAGCGCAAAGCCGTAGCGCCCGCGCCAAAGCGACGTAACCACGGCGGACGAAATGGCTCGGTCTATTCGGAAGCGCTGGCGCAGGAAATATGCGACAGGCTGGCAGAGGGCGAGAGCCTCAACGAGATATGCCGGTCGCCCGGCATGCCAACCGATCAGACGGTACTTAATTGGGTGGATGAGGACCGCGCTGGCATCGCTAGAAGGTACGCGCGGGCCAGGTCTCGGGGCTTTGAAAAGCTCGCTAACGAGGTGTTATTGATTAGCGACGCGCCTTGCGAAGGGCCAAACGGCTACGCTGACAATGCCTTGGTGCAGAAGCAGCGGCTGCAGGTCGACAGCCGCAAGTGGTTACTCTCCAAGATGCTGCCCAAGATATACGGCGACAAGATAGAACTCAGCGGTGACGCATCGGCACCGCTGATCCAGCGCATCGAGTTGGTGGCGGTCCGGCCGAAACAGGTCACGATCGATCACGACGACGACTGAAATCGGCGCATTCAGTAGCCCGGTGCAAGCCCGGCGCTGGCGTCCCAGCCAAATCCCGTACAAACCCTAGCCTTTCGCGCCACTATCTACCGCCTCTATAGCGGTAGGTAGGCTGCGGGCACTGCGCTGCCCTCGCGCGTACGCGCATAGATAGACAGCCGCCGGCCCGACACCCTCGCACGGATGGTTCCATCCTGGCGGCGGCGTGGGCCCCACACACCCCGCCGTGCTCCGCGCACCGCCCAAATATTTTTTTTTGCAGCGCAGCACAAGTCGCCGCAACCCTAGCGTGCGGGCGCTTCCTTACATACCGCGCGACGCGCACACACGCGCGCGAGACCCTAATGAGACAGAGGAAGCCGCATGAAACCTAGTCTTTTGCTGGCGGCGCTGTGTCTTATGGCGCTCGCTGCGCCTGCGCTTGCGCAGAATGCGTTCGCCCCCGGCGGCCCCACGGTGAGCCTGGCGGTCACGGGTATCACCGCCCGCGTGCAGGTGCAGACCGCGGCCAACAGCCCGCACATGCGTATATATAATAGCGGCACGGTGGCGGCCTTCATAACCTGCGGCGACGTCGCCAGCGTAGCCACCGTAGCCGCCGGCATGCCGGTCGCCCCGGCCAGCGTCGAGGTGATCGGCTGCACCCAGCAGTACGTGGCGGGGATCAGCGCGGGCACCGCCGCCACGATCTACATCACGCCGGGCGACGGGCTCTAAGGATGCTGCGCTTCGCGCTGGCGGCATTGCTGCTGGCGACAGCCGCGGCGCCCGCTTCTGCCCGGATGCATAGCCCATATCGGGGGCACCGGATCGTGCCGGCGAACGCGGCGCCGCTCGACGGTTTCACGACGCCCTCCGGGGCGTACAGCTTTAGGAAGCTCACCTCCGCCTATGCCGGCCCGGCGCTCCGCCTGCGCCGCGCGAGCGATAACGCCGAGCTCGACATCAATTTCCTCGGCTGCACGTCCTTCACCGGCTGCCCGTGGGACAGCGCGGCGGCCGCGGCCCACTGCGCCGCAACGACGTGTTTTATCCGCACCTGGTACGCGCAGGCCGGCACGCTGGACCTGGTGCAAGCCACCGCGGCAAACCAGCCGCAGTTGATCTTCAACTGCGACGGCGCGCTGCCGTGCATGCAGACGACGCTGGCGACGCAGGCGTTGGCGTCGGTGGCGAACGTCACCCCGGCGACGGGCAACGCCAGCCTGTCGGCGGTTGCGATGCGGGTGTCGCCGGGCACCGGGGTGTGCAACTGGGTAAAGCAGAACGGCGCCACCGGCAACCGGATCACCGCCAATACCGGGGCCAACTCCTGGCTGGTGGCGGGGGCTAGCGGCACCATCCTGGCGACGGCGAACAACAGCGTTTGGCACGCGACGAACGCGGTGATAAATGGCGCCTCGTCGGTAATCAATGTCGACGGCACGGAAGTGACCGGCACGGTCACCGGCAGCACGGTGGCGGGGCAGCCGGGGATCTTGGCGGGCGGCACCTCGACCTGCAATTTCGCCGAGCTGATCACCTGGGACGTCTATCAACTGACGCCGGGGGAGCGCGCAGCGCTGCAGTCTAATCAGAAAGCCTACTGGGGCACGCCGTGAAGGTGTTTGTCGACGACCACCCGGTCACCGGCACGGTTGATTTCGGCAGCGTGCAGGACGGGGTCGATACCGGCACGGCGTTCACCGGCACCGACAATGTGGCGAGCCTGCAGGCGGCGTTGGATTACGCCAGTCCGCGCAAGCTCCAGGTCGTCGCGCCGCCTGGGGTATATCGCTTTACCGGGGTGACGACGAACAACACGCACGTCATCACCTTGCCGAGCTATTGCTGGATCATCGGGCACGGCGCGACGTTCCTGGTGGACGAAGACGTAAGCATCACCAACCAGGCGTTGCGGGATTTCTTTTGCAGCACCGGCTGGCAATCGACGTTGGATCGCAACAGCCTTGAGTTGTGCCGCATCGAGGGGTTGACGTTTCAGGGGCGCTGGAGCCACGCGCCTTTAACCAGCAGTACCAACCCGGCGGCTAAAGGCATACATTTTTTCAGCGTCGCGAACTACCAAAAGGTGGCGCTCGATGGCGTGCGGGCGTTTGATTGCCGGGGCCAGTTCAGCCGCAGTTTTTCCTGCGAGAACTTTGAATATCGCAACTGCCACTTCGAGCGGATCAGCTCGGACTGCATCCGGGCCGGCGACTGCAACAACGTTCTGATCGACGGTAACTTTGTAAGGGACACCGGCGACAACAGTATTGCTGCCCATACCTTCGTGACGCACCCCGGCACCGTCGCCGGGCAGCCGGCCTACATCAACCGCCCGCCCCGATCGAACCTGATCATCACCAACAACCGCCTGGTGAATTGCGTCGCGCCGACCATCCTCGGCGCGCACACGGTGGTGTTCAGCGGCAACATCATGCAGCGCAACCACGGCAGCGTGAGCATTGGGCTGCAGGCGCCGCCGGCCGAGGGCACCAACACCCAGGCCAACATCACGGTTACCAACAACATCATCGAGGATTGCCTGGCCCGGTACACCGGCGGCGGCACCTTCCCGGCGCAGACCCGGGCGCAGGGCGCGCTGATGCTGGGCGGTGCGCCGATGACGAAAGACAGCAGCGCGGTGTTTCCGGGCGAGTACGACCCGGCGACGCACAGCGTGCTCGGTCCTTGGGGGGATGGCTCGCCCGATCCGCCGTGGGGTTATCTGTGGACGGCGTCGTCGGTGCCGGTTACCGGCGCGCTGCAGCACTCCAGCGCGGGCCTGCACAATCTCAGTGTCGGAAACAACAAAGTGGTGCGGACGTTGCCGCCGGTCCCCAGTTTTTCCACCTGGAAACAGGGACGATTATTCGTTAGCACCGGCTACGAAGACCCGGCGGTCCCGGACAGCGCGTTTCGCATGAGCGGCATCGTGCTTGCGGCGGACATCCGTAATTTCATCGTGTCGGATAATATTATTTCCGGGCACCGTTCCGGCCCGGGGTTGATGCTGCAGGTCACCAGCATTGAGGAACTGACCGATCACCCGTTCCGGGGTGGGCTTATCAGGGGCAATCTTTTCCACGATCTCGGCATGGGGATCACGACGCACCATGCGGCTGACATCGTGAGCCCTGACCTGAACAGCGATATCGTGATCGAAGGTAACCGCTTCGATATTGATCCGTATCACAAGTCGAGCTTTCGCACCTCGCCGATCGACGGCACCTGGCCGAACAGCAGTGCGTCGGCGGATTTTCCGACCGCGATCAACTGCCAGGGTTACCGGGGCTGGACGATACGCGGCAATGTGATTTCCAACGTGTACACGCCGATCGGACCAACCCTGGTCGTGGCGTATGCCAACGCGCATTTGGAAAACAACCTGCTGTACTGCGACCCGGTGGCGGCGGGATGGAACGCGGCGAACCGTGGGATCGCCAACGTGCCGCAGGCGAGTAATGCTTTCAGGCATATGATTATCGACGGCAACTCAACCGCCGCAACGTGGCGCGCGATGAAAAACACGTTGCCGCAATCGGCCAACACGATGCCGACGAGCGGCACCTACCTTGCGGGGCAGGTTGTCTACAACCTGACGCCGGCAGTAGCGGCCGGCAAGGTCTTGATCGGCTGGGCGCGGCTGACGACGGGCAGCGCGCACGTCGCCGGCACCGACTGGTCGCCGCTGTACTGCACGGTGACGTGATGCGCATGCAAGACGAGATAAAGCAGCTTAGAGTCGAGGTACTGAAGCAGTGGCTGGACAATCACGCGGAGCATTGTGGATGCAAAGAGCTTCCTTGGCCGCCAGAACCTCGTTGCCACTGGCCCATGCCAGCCATCATTAAGGACCGGATGGATGATCCCAACGTGGTTTATCTGCTTCTGCTCGAAGCCGCGGGAGTATCCGTAGGATTTAGCGGGGTTCCATCCTGATGACGAACCCTGACGACTGGTCGCCGCTCTACTGCACGGTGACATGACATGACCCCCGGCAATTACGATCTGTGCATCTACCGCGGCGACACCGGGCGCTGGCGGTTTGTCTGCTGGCAGGACGCGGCCAAGACGATGCCGAGCGACCTCACCGGGGCGAGCGCCGCGGCGCAGATCCGCGACCGGCCCGGGGGGAACATGGTGACGCAGCTTTATTGCGGGGTCACCGCGCCCAACACGGTCGATGTTGCGGTATTGCCGGCCGATACCGCCAACCTGCCGCCGCGCGGGGTGTGGGACCTGCAACTGACCTACGCCAGCAGCGACATCCGCACCCTGGTGGCGGGCAAGGTGCTGGTAACCGGGGATGTGACGCAAACGGCGGTGCCGCCGCCGGTGATTGAGGAGCCTGCCGTGACGGGTGCGGTGCGGGTGGTGTACCCGGTGACGGGCGAGACGATCGTAATGGGCACCGAGGCGGCACTCTATGTCGCAAGCGGGCCGTTGGCGGCGTTGACGATCCGTTTGCCGCCTAGCCCGGCGCCCCCGCTATTGATCGAAATATCCTTTGCCTACCCGGTAACGGCGTTGACGATTGCCGACGCGGCCGGGATTTTGATAGCGGGCGCGCCCACTAGCGGTTACGGCCCGGGGGCGGCGCTGGAGTTTCGTTATCTCGATGCGCCGCCCGGTTGGTTGTACTGGAAATGACCGACACCGTAGCGATCGACATCGTCGCGCAGCCGACGCCGGTGATCGAGGTCATGATCGGGGTCGGGCAGCAAGGCCCGGCGGGGCCGGCGTGGCAGCCCGGGTTTACCAGCGTGAACGCCTCCGGCGTTCTGCCGGCCGGGACGAACGGGTTGGTGCTGGTCGACAGCACCGGCGGAACGCTGACCGTGACATTGCCGCCGGAGCCAAGCCTGGGCCAGTCTCTGACGATGAAGGACGTAAACGGCACGGCCGGTGCCAATCACATCACCGTGGCGGGCGGCGGTTTTACCATCGAGGGGACGCTGACCCTGGTGATCGGCAGCAATTACGGTTGGGTGCAGGTGGCTTTCACCGGCACGGCCTGGGTGCAGGTCTAGATGCGCCGCCTCATCGCTCTGTTGCTGGGTGCCGGGCTCTGCGCGCCGGCCTTGGCGCAACAGGTGTCCGACCCGGTCAGCAGCACGGCCCCGGCCGTCATCAAGAAGGTGACGCCGTCGATTGCGGCCGACACCGCGATGTTGACGACGGCCAACACGACGGATTTCACGGCGATCAACATTTTTGAGGGCGCGCTTGCGGTTCCGCCTGGGGCAGGCGGAAAGAATTTGGACGGGACGCGCGGCGTGGCGTTTGCCCCGGCCGCCACCACGGTCAATCTGGTGAGCGGGCTGGCGGCCTATGTGCTGAGCGATGCGGTGACCGCCGGGACTGGATTTCCGGCAACCGTCAGCCTGTTCGGGGCCGGGGTGGCGCGCGGCAACGGCACCCACGTCTGGGGCGTCAATACCCTGCTGTCCGACACGATGACCGGCGCGGTCAGCGCCGGGACGGGCAAGGTCCTGATGAACGAGTTTGATATTAACGTGTCCAGCCCGAGCACCCAGGTTATCGGCCTGCAATTGGCGGGCGGCTCGAAGGCGCAGCCGGCAGCGGCTTATGGCGTGGTCCTGCAGCCGATTGATGTCGGTGTGGCGCTGCTGGGCGGCAAAATCGCTCGGGGCGACCCCAAGGACGCCGGATCGGTCGCCAAGTGGTCGGCGTTCCTCCAGGCCAACCCGGGCTCGACCAATATCTTTGCCGGTCTTAGCCCCAAGAATGCGACCGGCAATAACATCAAGTCGCAAGACATCGTTATGGGCTTTTATGGCCCGACCGGCACTTACGGCAGCTTGATCCAGACGGCCAGTGAGGCCGGCGGGCTGGAGCTGTTTTCAGCTTCGGCTAACGCTCGCGCCCTGACCTTGCTGGGTGGGCCAAGCCGGATTTCGATGCCGGACGCCAGCGGGGTCGGGATCAACGGCAGAACGGTGGTCTTTGCCAGCGGCACGCTGTTCAGCGCCGGCTCCGACGCCGGGCACAGCGTGCAGAACTACAGCAATGCCTCGGCGGCGACGACGATCTTTGGCGCCTCGATCAAGCTCTCGACCTTGCCGGCGTCGGCGGGGGCGGGCGGGATGTATGTCTGCGTCGACAGCGCCGGCGCTCTGTACAAAAAGGCGTCCTGCCCGTGACGGAAGGCGGCGAGCCGCTGTCGGAAGCGGCGGTGCTGCGCACCCAGCGCAACAATCTGCTGGCCCGGGTGCTCGACCTGGAGGTCGAGGTGGCGCTGCTGCAGGACGAGCTAAAGCGGCTGCGGCGCTGGCCGGAGCGGCCCGATCGCCTGGCCGCGGTGGAATGAGCACGGCGCGCGTTCGGCGTGACGCCGGGCACCAGGCCGGTCGGATCGAGTTGCCGGAGAAATTGGTCAATATCTTCGACGGGCCGGCGCTCTACCGCTGCGCCTTTGGCGGCCGGGGCTCGGGGAAAAGTCGGGGCTTTGCAACCATGGCGGCGGTTCACGGCTTGCGTTGCGCCCAAGCCAACGAAACCGGCGTCATTCTGTGCGCCAGGGAGTTTCAGAACTCGCTGGACGAAAGCAGCATGGCCGAGGTCAAGGCGGCGATCGAGACCCAGGCGTGGCTCGCCGCGCAGTACGAGGTTGGCGAGAAATACATCCGCACTCGTGACGGTAAGATCGAGTTTGTTTTTGCAGGGTTGCGCCGCAACATCGAGAGCGTCAAATCGACGGCACGCATCAGGCTGCTGTGGGTCGACGAAGCGGAGCCGGTTAGCGAGGTGGCCTGGATGAAGGCCATTCCCACGGTCCGTGAAGAGGGTGCCGAAATCTGGGTAAGCTGGAATCCGGAGCGCCGCCAGTCGGCGACCAACAAGCGGTTCCGGATCAACCCGCCAGCCAATAGCAAGCTGGTAGAGCTGAATTGGCGCGACAACCCGTGGTTTCCGAGTGTCCTGCAGCAGATCCGCCTGGAAGACAAGGAGAAGAGGCCGGATCAGTACGAGCACATCTGGGAAGGCGCTTATGCCAGCGCCCACGCCGGCGCTTATTACTCCAGCCACCTGGCGGAAGCCGGGCGCGATGGCCGCATCGGTGGTGTGATGCGCGACCCGCTGTTACCGATCAAGGTGTTCTGCGATCTCGGCGGCTCGGGCAATGCGTCCGATGCGTTCGCCATGTGGGGCGTGCAATGGGTGCAGCGCGAGGTCCGGGTGCTGCACTATTACGAGGCGATCTCCGAGCCGCTGGCGACGCACATCCAGTGGCTGCGCGACTCCAATCTGGAAAAGGCCGAGATCTACCTCCCGCACGACGGCGCTACGAAAGATCGTATTTACGACGTCTCGTTCGAGAGCGCCTTCCGCCAGGCCGGGTTCAAGGTCGAGGTCATCCCCAACCAGGGCCGCGGCGCCGCCCGGGCGCGGATTGAGGCGGGCCGACGGATATTCCCGGCGTGCTGGTTCAACGAGGCCACCACCGAGAGCGGCCGCGAGGCGCTCGCCTGGTATCACGAGCGCAAGAGTGAAGACATCAGGGACGTGGGTTTGGGTCCATTGCACGACTGGTGTCTAACAGCGGACACAGAGATCATTACCCGCGACGGGATACGCATGGTATCAGAGATGCCTCAATTTGGAGAGGTTCTGACGCTATGTGGATGGAAGCCTTATCACGACCCGAGGATCACGCGGAGACGTGCCCCACTTGTGGCGGTGGAGTTCAGCGACGGCAGTACGGTGAGATGCACGCCGGAGCATATGTTCTTGACGGAGAATGGGTGGATATCCGCGCAGTCCCTGCAGACGGGTACGCCGATCCAATCTGGCTCGATCCCCTCACCCAGTATTTTGACGGCGGTCTTTACCGGCTTTGGCCGAGTGACAGGTATTTGTCGCGCGGCGGCAAGACGCTGCATCGAACAGCATGGACGGCTGCGTTTGGGCCGATCCCGGCGGGTTGCCACATCCACCATCGCGACAGCAATACGCTCAATAATTTGCTCGCCAATTTGGAATGCGTTCCAGCCGGCAGGCATCTTAGCGATGCCGGACATAAACGGCAGATTGGCGTTCCGGCCGGACAGCATTTCAGCGCGACCGCTCGACAGAAGGCGGCTGAGTGGCATGCTTCTGAGGAAGGCCGGTTATGGCACCGCAGACACGCCTTGGCTGCCAAAAGCTGGACAAAGTGGAAGCGAGAAAAGCGGGTTTGCCTTCAGTGCAGCGCTGAGTTTGACGCCGTTATTCGCAAGAACGCTTATCAACAAATTTACTGCACCAGCACCTGCAAGGCAGCGGCATACCGGGCTCGGAAGGCCGAGATGGAGCCGGCACGAGAGCATCGTGCCGCAGTGGCTGCCCGACGATACGAGTCCCGCGACTGCGCCACCTGCGGAACGCGGTTTGATGCGCTGGTTGCCACGTCCCGCCCGCAAATTTATTGCAGCCCAAAATGCAAAAACGTCGCGGAGCGCCCTAAAGGGCGGGAATACATGGCTGCGCGTCGTGCGCGTGAGAAGGCTGAGCGAGACGGCGGACGTGTGGTGCCTGACGGTTCCTGAATATCATCACTTCGCGCTGGCGAACGGCGCGATCTCGCATAACTCGTCTCATGGCAGCGACGCATTTGGCTTGATGGCGGTTGCTTATGAAGCGCCGCGCGGAAGACCTAAGCAAATCCGCTACCCCGAAATGGGTTTCGTTTAGTGCGGTTGGGCAGCCTTTGGTCTAAGCGGCGCGGCCTTGTCGCGCTGGATTGGTGGTGGCCGGAAGCCGGCCTGGTGTTGTGGGTCGGGGGCGAGATCCGATGGAAAATGTGGAGCTGTGGTCGTAAGACCCGCGGGGGCTTTTAGGAGTTTTGTATTGAGCGCACAAGAGATGAACGCGATCCACGAGCGCCTGCTCGCGCTGGAGGGTCGGCTCGCCGACCTGTCCGACGAGGTGGTGGCATTGCGGGAGCGCATCGCCGACAAGGATGTGTCGGCCGAGCTTTACCCGGCGCCGCCGGATCACGGCCCGGCCCGGGCCGAGCGGGCGCAATTCCCGCGGCGGCGATAATGGCCGGTGGCAGGCGGAAGCCGGTGTTTTGCCGCCGTTCGGGAGGGCCTCCTCCCTATCCGCCGCCACCTGACGCTATAGCAGGCTAGATCCATGTACGGCAATTCCGCCGACGCGATCGCGCGGTCGCAGAGCTTCCAGGGGTTGGATCTCGGCCCGGACCTCGACGAGGACGAGGTCAAGGCGGTCATTTCGAGGGAACTGGAGACGGCGCTCGGGCAGGATGGCGGGACGCTGAGCGAAGAGCGGCTGGAGGCGATCAAATACTACAACGGCGAGAAATTCGGCAACGAGGTGCCGGGCCGGTCGCAGATCGTCTACCGGAGCGTGCTGGAAGCGGTCGAGTGGGTGTTGCCGGCATTGCTGCGGATCTTTACCGCCAGCGACAAAATCTGCG